GCGGATATTGCGTTGGCGTCCAGAGAGCCCACGTACCACAACGTTGCTGGCGTGGGCTTGGTTGATCCTCGCAACGCCCGCGTTGTGATGCCGTCGGTTGAAAGACCGCCCGCACCGCCGTCAAGCGTGGCCGAGTTTGAGCGCGCTCAACAAGACCCCGCGTTTATGCGGTTCCTGCAAGAGCGTGCAGCGGCTATTCGACCGCCGCGTCCAGAGGCAGCGCCCCGCACGCAGCAAGTAACGATGAGCGACGGCACGTTGGGTATCATGAACATGGACACCGGCGCAATTACGCCTGCTAATCTGGGCGGCGCACCAGTTAAAGGTAAGCCTTCAGCGTTTGCCGAAAAGACGGCAGCGCAAAAAACTCAGATGGGTAAAGACCTTAATTTTGCAATTACACAGCTAGGCGACATCACAAAAGATGGTGGACTGATTGATCAATCTACTGGCAGCGGTGCAGGTCGGCTAGTTGACATTGGTGCAGGCTTTGTTGGCCAAGCAACAAAAGGCGCAATTGCAATTGGAAAAATTGCGCCAGTTGCAGACTTGGTGTTGAAAATGGTTCCACGATTTGAAGGCCCGCAATCAAACAAAGACACGCAGTCTTACAAAGAAGCTGCGGGTCAATTGGCCGATCCTACGCTTCCCACAGCAATCAGAAAAGAAGCGGGTAAAACTGTTCTTCGTTTAATGAAAGAACGTCAAGGTCAGTTTGTAAGTAGCGATATGGCTACTGAAGGTGCAGCGCCTGCGCAGATTGCACCGCCGGCTGGATTTGTCCCCGATCAAAGGTAAAACATGAGCTTGCAAACTGCAACCAACCCCACTACCGGCGAACGTGTTGTTTTGGTTGGCGACCAGTGGAAGCCGATCACACAGTCTGCCACCAATAAGGAAGGCGTAAAAGCGTACCTTGTAGACAACAAATGGCTCACCGATGATGCGCCTGCTACCGCGCCTGCGCCCAGCGGTGGGGGTATTCCTGGCCCGCGTGCGGGCCCATCAGCGTACGGCGCCGCGCCGTCAAATCCTATTTTAAGATCGTTGTACGCGCCTGTTGTTGGTTTTTACCGGGGCTTACAAGACATCACTGACACTGCTGCAATTGCGGCTACAGAAGCATTGGGCATCAAAGGCGCGCGGGATATATCGGCGCAACAGAAACAACAATACGAACAGAATTACGGCAACCTAATGGGCGGCGAAGTCGGGCGCATAGGTGGCCAAATAGTAGGCACGTTGCCGGTGGGCGGTGCAATCGCTGCACCAATAAAAAAAGCGGCCCAGATGGCCCCTTCTCTGGCAAAATTTTTGACACCGTTAGCCACGTCTATTGAAAGCGCGGGGTTTCAGACCGGCCTTAAATCAGGCGTGGCTAACGTGGCGACAAAAGGTGTAGGCGGCGCGGTAATAGGCGGTGCATCTGCTGCGGCAGTCAACCCAGAAGACGCCGGCATGGGCGCGGCCATAGGCGCTGCCGTGCCTACGGTAGTGGCGCCGTTGGTTGGCAAAGCGGTGAAATACGGGCGCAAAATTGCAGACTTAAAATCAGCCACATACTTGGACGCCGTTGAAGGTAAAGGTCAAGATATTGTCAACGCCTTGCGTGACAAGGGCGCCGTGATCGTCCCCGGCTCCGCACCAACTGCGGGCCAAGTGGCCGCGCCTGTTGGCGGGGCCAAATTCTCTGCATTGCAACAAGAACTGTCCGAGCTACCCGGTACGGCGACTGAGTACGCCGGTGCGGCTGCGCAAACAAACCAAGCGAGATTGGCACAAGAGGCGCGTGCCCAGCAACGATTTCAAACTGTTGCAGGCAAACTGCAAGCAAAGATTGACCGTAATTTGGTCGATGTCAGCCCGTCTGAAATAGGCGATGCGTTGACCGCCGCTGCCAACGTTGAAAGACAAGCTGTTAAAACCAACGTGACTCAGCCTGCGTATAAGGCCGCGTTTGATGCAGCGGGCGATGCCAAAATTGACATTTCAAATGTTATCGCTGACGCCGAACGCATTCTGGATCGAAAGCTGTCGTCTTTTGCTACCGAGACTGCACCAGACACGGTTCGCAAACTTCTTGGCTTTGTGCCTGCGCCCCCGGCGCCAAAACCTGTTGGTGGTGGGCTCATATCTAGCAAGTTAAAAACACCCGCACCGCCGGCGTTGCCGCCGCAGGCCACGCTGCAAGACCTTGATGACGTGCGCAAAGCAATTAACGCCGACATTGCCGCAGCCAGCACCAGCAACGCGCCAATGGCACCGACAACATTGCGCAACTTGCGGGAATTGCACACCGCTGTTGACGATGCAATTGGTAAAAGTACCACTTTGGCCGACGACGCCAAAACGCTGTATGCAAATGCCGTGTCTACATACCGCACTGAATACGCGCCCAGGTTTAAAGAAGGCGTCAACGCCAACCTGTTCAAGCGCACCAGTTTGGGTGAAGACAAAATTCGGCCCGAAGATGTCATAAACCGCTATTTCACGCCTAATGGTGAGTCAGAAGCGCGGCAATTTACCCAGTTGTTTGGCAACAATCCAGACGCGCTAAAAATTGCACGGGCGGGTATTGAAGACGTCTACCGTAAAAAGGTTGCGCAAGGCGGCATGTCGCACGCCAACTTTATGCGAGACTATGGGCGCACGATTGACATCTATGACAACGCGGGGATGAATTTGCGCCAGCGGTTCGATGTCATCAACAAAGACGCGCAGCGTTTGGCGCGTGTTGAAGACATGGCCAAAGCAAGCGGCAACAAGTTGGCCCCCGCTTTACCCCCTGGGTCTAACGCCTTGGCGGTGGAAGCGCGAATTGGTGAGTTGACCAAAGGGTTAGACAACCGTCAATTGACCGCAATCAATTCTGTACGCGACGATTTGGCCCGCGAAGCTGAGTTTGAGCGCTTGGCGTCCGCAGGCCGAAAGAGCGGCAAAGATGTAAGCCAGATAGCAACTCAAGCCGGTAAAGAGACCGGCGTCGTGCCTGCGCCGTCTATTTTGTCCATGCCCATCACCATCTACAACGCGGTGGTCAAACGACTGCTGGGCGTGGTGGACGATAAATTGGCCATGGAATTGGCGCGTGAAATGTTAAGCCCGGCGGTTACTGCGGAGTCCATTCAAAAAGCATTGACCCGGCAGGCTGAACAGCAAGCAACAAATCAACTGACAAGGCAAATTGCGCCTCGCGCTGCTGCCGCTGCCGCGCAAATGCCTGCGTCAGAAAACCGTAACGCTCTAGCACAATGATGGACTACCAAATACTCTTCAACATCGCCGTGGCCATTGCCGGGTTCTTCGGCGGGTGGACGCTCAACCGCATCTACATTGCCATCGACCGGCTGGACGGCGACGTGCGCAACATGCCGCATAACTACATAAGCAAAGACGACTACAAAGCCGACATCCGCGACATCCGCGACATGCTGGGCAAGATTTTCGACAAGCTCGACAACAAGGCTGACAAATGATCGACCTCACCAAAGCCATTGGAGCGGTTGCCGCAAGCGTTGCCGCACTGGGCGGCAGCTACACGCTGGCCGATAAATTTGGTTGGTTTGATAGGGCCATCCTTGAATGGTCACCAGAGCATTTCAAAATCGTGGCAGAGGTTGGGCAGCCCATCAACGTCACCGTTGCGCGGATCAAGAAGCGCGACGACTGCTCTGTTGAGAGTTTCACCCCAAGCATTCGGGACGCAGCAGGCATGGTGCATGAGGCCACCACCACCGCAAGCAGATTCAGCGGCCCAGCAGGGCCAGAGATCGACACGTTTACATACCAACTCACCATGGTGAGGAAAGAAAAGATTGCTGAAGGCAAGGCAACCTTACTGGCGACCATCAAATACAAATGCCCAGAGGGCGAGCGCGTTGTGCAGTACCCGCGCCACACCAACCTTAGTTTTGAATTGAAAGGTTAAGCATGCTGACCCTGTTCTCATCCCTCATCAGCTTCTTGATGGGCGGTCTACCCAAAATCCTTGAGCTATTCCAAGACCGCGCTGACAAGAAGCATGAGTTGGCGCTCGCCGCCATGCAAACCGAGCGCGAGCTCACGCTAAAGAAAGCCGGCCTGGAGGCGCAAGAGCGCATCGAGCACATCCAGACCGAGCAGATTCAGATCAACGCCGAGGTCACCAACAACCAGACGGCCATGCAAGAGCGCCAAGCGCTCTATGCGCACGACATCGCGCTGGGCCAAGGCGCCAGCATCTGGGTGACCAACATGCGCGCAGCGACCCGCAGCGTCATCACCTACGGCATGTTCATCATGTTCATGTTCGTCGAGGTCTTTGGTTTTTACTACGCTTGGCATACAGACGTTGCCTTTGATGTGGCGCTCAATCACCTGTGGGACGATGAGACCCAGATCATCTGGGCTTGCATTGTGTCGTTCTGGTTTGGTGGCCAAGCGTTTAAGTCGAAATGAACGTCAGCGCTGATGCGATCAAGATGATCCAGCACCATGAGGGCATTCGGTACAAACCGTATCGATGCCCAGCACAGCTTTGGACAATAGGAGTAGGTCATGTTCTTTACCCAGATCAAGCAAAAATTCCAATCGATCAAAGAGGCGCTTACCCGCTTCGCCCAGAAGACAATCGCACGTTTTCAAAAGACGAAGTAGATGGAATTCTTAGAGCCGATCTTCAGCGCTTTGAGCGCGGCGTGGGGCAACTCATTCCCGTGGTTCTTACCCAAGGCCAATTCGATGCTTGCGTCAGCTTTGCTTTCAATGTTGGTCTGGGAACGCTACAGCGCAGCACCTTCCGTCAAAAGGTTCTTCGCGGGGAAAAAGACGCGGCCATAGCGTCGCTGTTGCAATACTGCAAGGCCGGCGGCAAGGTGCTCAGAGGGCTTGAGAACCGCCGCAAGGACGAAGCCGCGCTGTTCATGTCCTGAACATTTGCTTCTTCTTGAAGAAGTACCGGATCACCTGATAGTCCACGCCAAAGCGCTTGGCAATCTCCTTCTTGGTGACGCCTTGGTTCCACAGCGTTATGGCTCTGGACTCGCTGATGGGTGTGGGCTTGCGCCCGCTGCCTGGCCTGGCGCCGCCTCTAGTCTTCATTGAGCGCCATCCAGACCATCAGGCAGACCGCGCCAACGCCCACGGCAACGCCAAGGAATCCAACGGCAAATATTGTAAGTATGGTTTCAATCATGTGTTCTTCTCCTTGAGTTTGGCTTCAATGGTCAACACATTGATGCAGTACGACTAGCTTTGCTAGTTCATACATCCATACAGCGTGTTGGTTGTCTACATGTGACGAAAGTGTTTTAAGTTCATCATCTTCATAAAACAACA